TCTGGTAAGACTGTGAAGAATCTCCATGATACTGTTAGCTACATCGGAGTTCTTACTCTTACCGAATTCACCTAAGGCTTTAGGCATTCGACGTTCAGTAAAATGTAATAGTGTATTTGCATTGATGGCTATCTCCTTGGTTACGTTCATTTGAAGCTCAGCTGCTGACATGATAATGCAGAGCTTTAATAGGTGAGTGAATCTTCTGGCTCCGTAGTGCTTGAATCGAGGATCATCTATGTCGAAGTACTCGTTATAGATACGATCAAGGACTTGCATCGCATCGTCATCGAAGGTCATCTCACCCATGAGAGTCTCCCGAATGTCTCGGAGTCGAGTTATTAGCTCTTGTCTGAGTTCCTCTGAGACTCGGGCGGGGAAGGCTATCTTCCGATTAGTAGGTTCTGAATGTACGAAGATCATCCGAGACATGAAGCCATTACCTAGAGCCTCGACTGGGATTGCAAGCATAAGTCCCTGAGCTGTATTAGCTCCGAAGATATTCACGGTCGGTTTCTCTACTACTATACTCTTACCGTGAATCTTTGGGTGCTCGTAGACTGCCATATTATCCCAGAGCTTGGTCAGCATAGTCATGAACTCCATTCCGCCTTGACCTACTAGATCTGTGAATTCCTCGGCAACGGCATAAACCTCGCTGGGTGCATCTACTACCAAGGTCTCGAGGTCGGCCTCCACAAGCATCTCATCTGAGTGGTAAGGTTTAATCTCCATTAAGAAGCGTTCCTTGCTTAGTCTGTCTGGACAGAACCTAGTGTAGCCTGCACCACGAAGGAGCTTAGAGCCAGTGCCCATCGCAGTTCCTTTCCTTGCACCTGGACTTCCCATTAGCATAATATACATGTTAGGATATATTACACTGTGACCAAAGGGGAGATACACATTCCTACCGAGCATTGCACCTACTATAGACACGGCTGTCCATCTGTGATATAGATTAGGAGATTCACTAGCTCCTACGTATTTGAAATACTGTTGAAAGAAATTCATAAGAGTCTTTCTAAAGAATGAAGACAAGGGTACTACTGGGTCGAGGTCTTATGAATGAATTCGTAGTGACAAGAGAATGACTTATCTGGATTAATTGTGACAGATGTTAGTTTATAAGCTGAGTAGTGGGCGCAGTCTATTGGAAGGATGGACGGTTCGATCTGACGAGGTGTGAAATCTCCGAAGACTAAGACAGCAATAAAGAGAACTAGAATGATTAGTTCCATTGAGAAGTCTTTTATGAAGTTTATCATCATAGTCCCCAGAAGTTATACTTAAGATTAGGGAGAGATTCTCGAAGCCGGCTCTTTCTAAACTCTGGCTTAACTGCATCGACCTCGTCTTCTTCTTTGACTGCGTAGTAAGGTCTTGGATGTGCTAAGGTGATTTCATAGCTTGCTATGTAAAGTCTCTCTAATGCGTGAAGCTGTCGAAGAAGAGCACCAGAGTAGTAGAGAGTAAGACCAAAGACTTCAGAGATCGTATTCCTATCTACTGGGCCATTAGACTTTATGTAGTTATATATCTCCAACTGTCTAGGGTTTAAGTGATAGGCTCTCATTTCGTCTTATACTCCACCATACCGTTGCCCCAGTTGAGTCCTAGTTTATAATCTACAGGGATTCTTAAGATACGTCCGTTGATAGTGACTGGATTGTCTAGGCACTTCAGCGTAGCTGATATGAAGTCTGTCCTATCTAGTCTGATCTGTGTCTTAACTGAGTCATGGATCTGAGCCTTGAGTCGAATGGCTCCGCCAGAGATCTTTACTAATTCCCAGATCTTCCAGAAGCCGATGTTCAGAATAGATACAGAGAGATTCTGCGGGCCATGGGCAACGGCGCTGGCGAAGATCTGATACTTCTTATCTATGTCTCCGAAGAAGTAACGAGTGTGGCCAAGTGGAGAGACTAGCATCTTGTTGGTTCTGATCTGGTTCTTAGTCTCAGAGTACCACATACGGACACGAGGGAATGGCTTGTGATAGGCTTCGAGGAGAGAGGCTGCGAACTTACTAACCTCGCCTTTCTTGCTCATATCTATCTTAGCTCCAAGGACTGAAGCTCCGAACATTACGTTAGCTACCCCTGCATTATCTACGAAGGTATCAGCTCCCATCATGTAGTTGGTTCCGTGAACGATCTTCTTTAGGACATTGTTGCGGAAGTCCTTAGTAACTGAGTCATAGTCCATACCGAAGAAGAGAGTACCCAATGATTTGTAGAAGTCCTTGCCGGGGGTTTCTAGGGCATTGGCGAGGTTCCACTCTTTGCTTAGATAGGCTGTACAGCGAGCTTCACTCTGGCTATTGTCTGCTTCCATGATCTGGAAACCTTCATCAGCTACGCACATATCCTTAGCATACCCTGGGATATTCTGTACCTGAGTACCGCACCAGAAGCTAGAACTCTGACAAGCCATGCGGCCAGTCTCAGTACCGAATGGATTAAGTGCATAGAGAAGACGCCCATTCTTGAGAGTGAAGTCGAAGTAGGTTCCTATTGCTTTCTGGGCTTCTCGGTAGGCTATGATAGCATTGGTTACTCGTAGAAGAATAGGATGCTGCTCTCCTACTGCCTTGAGATTCTTCTCGTCCGTGCCTCGGAACATCTTAGTCTTCTTCTTAGTCTTGGGATCTTTCTTCCAGCCTATCTTGGGATCTGTTGCACCGAAGATATCATAGACTACGATAGCTACTTGCTGCCAACTTCCGGGGTTGAAGGCAGGATCATGAACTAAGACTCTAAGGCTATTGAGATTAGCTTCTAGACGAAGGAGCTGAGCTGCCCGAAGTTGGTTACGCTTCTCTAGGTCAATCTTCTCTCCTTCAAAGTTGCAATAGAGTGCAGGATAGGAGAGAGGGAATTGCTTAGCGTAATTCTTTAGTGCATAGGGAGGCAAGGTTCGCAGCTGCTCCATGCAGATTCTAAGAGTTGAGAAGGTATCTCTTGCGTTATAGGCCCAATAACGATTTATATCTTTGGCTTTGGAGGATTCTGCTGCTTCGTTCTTCCATTGAATGTAGTCATATAAGAATATAGAGGCAAGAAAATCTAAGCTTTTAGGCAACGTACTGTACTGTGAGTGCATCAGTACCATTGTGTCTAAGATATAATTCCGGGGCGGAGCATGATAGATTAGACTATGTGTGCAGTCATACATACCATTCTGCATTACCTTAGGTACAGGCAGGTCGTTGATCTCTCGAAGGAGTTCTATTGCTAGGCCATAGCTTATATCGTCGAGCCAGTGAGTGACGTCGAAGTCTATCATTGGAAGGACGAAGGTTTCTATCTTGCCATTCTTGTGAAGGCCAGTCCATGAGCAGCAGGTTATTAACGTATCTCCTGCCTCAGGCATAGTCTGTGACCAGTCTCCTTTCTCTATATCTTTCTTAGAGGTTCCTCCATAGGTCTTAGTTTCTATGTCATAGGCTATTAGGACACAGTTAGATAGGAAGTCATAGGCAATCTGTCCATCTGTTAGTATGTTCTCTATGACTGTGAAGGTGAATTCTTGGATGGGCTTCTTGGTTTGCTTGAACTTATCTAGGTCAATTCCGAGTAGCCAAGCGCCATGATCCACAGAATGAGCGTGGATAAGGCTGTTGCCGACAATAGTAGGGATAGAAAAGTTGAGGCGAGATCCTCTATAGTCGTCGAGAGTAGGACTCTCTCCAGGAACACAGTTCCTAAGAGTCCAAGCGTTACACAAGAAGATACCATCACACTTAGCAAGGGCAGCTTTTCCAAGGAGGTCTCCTAATTCAAGATTAGACGAGGTTGCTATGGCCTCGAAGCCACGCTGACGTAGATGATGCTGAAGGATTGACAAGTAGCCATGTTCGGCCTTATCATAATTTACCAAAATACGCATATCAGGAATCTCCTTCTAGCCATAGATCTATTAGAGTGTCCCAGTCTTTAGATGGAACTTCCATTACTATTCTCAGGGCTTCGTCTATTGCATGATCTCCTGTACAATCCCGGAGCCATCTGTACCTAGATGCATCTTTGCTTAGCTTCCTATTCTCTAGTGTTAGCTTTACTACACAGGTTCGCAGTTGATTGATAGTCTCTTCTAGAACTTCTATCTGAGTCTTATCATTTAAGTCTGTCATCTTCTTTCTCCTTTTGTAACAAAGCAAAATCCCAAAGCCCCAATCGAATAGACTAGGGCTTTGGAAGTTACTCTACTTCTTAGGCTGTTGGTGCAATGACTCGAATCTGAAGGTTCTCATATTCGCCACCTTTGGGATTAGGAGACTTCTTGACGCTGATACGGCACTTGAATTGCATACCCTTGACAGAAGCCATCATATCTGCTAAGGATACTCCGGCGAGGTCAGAGACATTCATGATAGCTTTGATACGGTTCTTGAAGTAGCCAAGGCCGAGTTCAGTAGCTTGGAATGTTTCTGTGAATAGACTACCATCTGGGACTGGCTGCTCGTTGCCGGCGACAGAGATAGTCTCAGCTACAGAGTAGGTTAGCTTCAGACGTTGCTTCTCTGTATTAGGATCATCCTTGGTCTTGTACTTATCGACTTTACATTCTTTGACGTCGATATTATACTCACCGGCCGGGGGGTTGCTAAAGTCAGGAGCATCTGGGATAGTGTCCAGAGTCTGTTCCATCATTGCGCCGAGGTCAAGGGATTCAGTTTTGTTTTCTGACATGATTATTTCCTTTTAATAGATAGATTTGATTTAGTTAGGTTTACTGCAATGCGTAGGTTTAGTCTTTAGCTCCTGTTCTCTGCTCATGCAGGTATCTAGGTTTATCTTTGAGACGAATGTAACCTTTACGATATAAGTTAGCAGATACTGTACGCAAAGATTTACTACCGGGATTATGCCAGATATTATGCTTACCCTGTGATACCGTTGCTACATAGACAGTATCTGTACTAGGTTGCCAGAATTTTACTCTGTTCATTTCAAAACTCCTCCTTCTATTAGAATTCCTTTCATATCAGGGATGCCGGATTCTAACTTAGCATTTACTCGGGAGCCTACGATAGCATCACTGCGATATAGACTACCTGATCCGGCAACGTGCTTGCCCATCTTCTTATCAACGAAGACTACTGTACCGAAATACTTACCAACCTTGGTACAGAATGCCTTAGTACCCATGAGAGGATAGAGCTTGTCCTTCTTCACTCCATTGAGTTCTTCTTCAATAGGGATCATATGTGTGATCATTACAAAGTTAGTGTAGAAGGCTGCTTGCATTACTGAGAGGATATCTCCTAGCCACTTACTCTGTAATCCATACTCGTCCCAGCCCGGTTTGAATTCTAAAGGCTTACCAGCACAGGCCATATTGAGAGCTGAGTCTCCTAGTTGAGAGCCAGAGTCTATGACTACTAAGTCCTCGTGGGTACAGTCTTTAAGACAGAAGCTTTGTCCTGAGAATTTCTTAGTAGTCTTGTCTTGGCATTCTACACAAGCGACGCGGCCATGAAGGTCACAGATTAAGATGGGTTCCTTGGCTGAGAACATCTTGAGGACAGTCTCGATTCCGCGAGGATTATCTCTAGTGTCTGGAATACGGAAGACGATGACCTTCTCTAGCTGAGCATCTGTTAGATCCATATGCAAGAGTGTTT